AATGATTAAGGCCCTATGAGCGGCTCTGTGAGCGTATCTGAGAGGATCTACGAGCATAGCGTAGCTCTTACCACCCCCAGCTGCTCCACCATACAGAACGTCTGTCTCAGCGGCTGCTAGGAAGTCCTCTTGAGGGCCTTCATTGGCTTTAAAGATAATATTTTCTTTTATCTCTGCTTTTAAACTTTTTGGTGCATTATCTATTTCATCTGTTGTTATTACTTTAGACCCACTATTCTTTATTTTGTTTAAAGTAGTCTTAGTATTTTTTAAAGATTCTTGATAAGCACTTAATTTACTTTGCGTAGATTTTATTTTCTTTTGCTTATCTCTTATTATTTTATTAGTTTTTAAACGGGCCTTTGTTTCACTATGATAATTATAACCTTTGCCTTTAGAACCTTTAGGACGACCTGTTTTTTTCTTAGGGGTTCCATCTTTCTTTAAAATGAATTGGCCTTCATTGTCCTGAAGATAATCTTCTGGTCTTTCTTCCCACTTATCCATGTTTAATTATTATCTTTTTTAGCCCTTGATGGCTTAGTTTACGACCTGTCTTATGTTCTAGCCACAAAGAACCTTCACGCAGACTTAATACTTTTTCTTTTACGAGCGCCATTATTTCTTCTAGGGCCTCAAGCTCAAGTGGTATAGAAACAAGTATTTTATTATTATCTTTATCCACTTTATAACCAAAAGGGATTGTAGGGCCTCTACGCTTCTTCGTAGTCTCCATCTAAAATGACCTCCTGTTTAGCTGGTAGTATAAATAAACCACCTTCAGACTTATGAGTCACATCAAGTCTTTCTGTTTTGCCAAGCCCTACACGGTCTAGGATGGTCTGTGCCGCCTGAATACGTATATTAGCTTGTGGCATAGGGGTATCTGAATTCATGACTTGAACGAGCTTCAGAGCAGCTTGAGGCGCTGACTGAGCTAAGATACCCTCTGCTAGATCTAGGATCTCTGTCTTTAGAGATTTAATTAGCTGATAATGGCCACCAGAATAGCCAGCCAATTCAGCTGCTGTCTTTGGATCACCTCCTGCTTCTAGAAGTTTTGGTAGGAATGTTTGTTGTTTTACTGTCAATTCTTTTTTCATACCTTCATTATAATGTCGAAAAAGCTGTTTGTCAACCTAATTATTACTTGACAAATCTTATTCTCAACTGTATACTGACGTAGTGACCCGCCGGGGCCGTCAAACAGTTAGTAGAAGAATTACCTTTAAAGCCCCGCCCAGTTTCTGTTAAGTTTTATAGGTCTTTAAAGTTCCGCCGAAAAATCCTTAACCGGACAAGAAGCTATATATACTCTATAGGATATTGTCCGGTTAGTGGGCCTCTTTAATCCTCCGCAGGTTGACACTCTAAAGTTCTTAGAAATGTATAAGCATGTGTATATATGGGGGGGTACTGGCATGGCCTCCTGCCCCCTCCCTAGAGCCTTTAAGAATTCTATAGAATTCTTAGTAATTCTCCAGAGAACTTCAAAGAAGTTATATCTAGAGGAGGTTCCAGAGATTTATAGAACTCTCTAGAGAGTTATATAAGGTTTACAAGTTCTATTAAGATATGAAAGATCAATCACGCTAAGATATTCTCCGAAGGACTCCAGCATTTTCAAGAGCTTACAAGCTTTTCCCTCTCCCGAAACTATATAATCTCTTAGATTATATAAATATATTTATTATGTCCATTTCTGCCTCGCATGATCTGCATCATAGCTGCGCACAAGACTTAATCGTAGATTAAAAAATAAATGTTTGACAAGCCGCCAAAAGTTTGCCAACGCATAGGTGTGTGTGCATGTGCGAGGAGTTACTACGTAAAAAATAAGTGTTGACAACCATATCCATTTCTGCCATCGCGAGATCATCAGGATCACATCATCCGTATCATGGCGATCACATGTCGTGCGCCTCATGATGCGTACATCACACAGGCTTTTCACAATCGCATAATGCGCAGGGAAAAGGGTTGACACCGAATCGAGATCCATGTCAATGTTTGAAACGTCAACGGCATCCGGCTTTCGACACAACAACACAGGAAACATCGACATGAATACATTCGCTAACATCGACGTAAACAAGCTGGCATCATCCAAGCAATTCAACGGGGTGTGTGCTCATTATACGAATATTATCGCGAAATTACATGGCCTTGATCAGGCTGCAGCTTATGTTCTCTATAAGAGAATGCGAGGTGCAATAGGTCACTACTTCGGCACAGTTCTAGAATCTAGAATGACTCATGGGGATGTACAAGTAGCCTTTGCTGCTGAGACAGTTCCTTCGGAAATTATGACGCTAATAAAGATCAAAGATCAGAAGCCTACGGCTCAGGAGGCTCCAAAGAAAGCGGGTCGTCCTAAAGGTAGCAAGAATAAGGCGAAGCCTGAGCCAGAAATTGAGGCCTATATTGAAAGAACTTCTAAGCCTGTGAAAGCGGTGAAGGTGGTGAAGAATAATAGCGTAGCTAAAGACCTTGATGCTAGAGTAGCTCAGCTAGAAACTAAAGTAACTACTTTAGATAGCAAGCTCGATGCGATATTAAATATACTGCAGGCAAAATAAATATTCATGGCCCTTCGGGGCCTTTTGAGTGTTATATATCCATGGATAAAATAATATATGCGGTCGAAGATTTAAATAATAATGTGCCTCTGAATAAAATTATAGAAGAATATAATTTAGATTATGCAGAGCAAGTTGAAATGATTTGTTTAAAAATGGAGTGTGAATAATGTTAATATTTAAATATAAAAGTAAAAAAGAACTCAAAGAAAATATAGGGAAGCGTTTGCATTATATTGAGACTTCAATGTTTGGCGAGGAATATAAGCTTAATGGTTTATTGACTGGCGCTAATCGGCCTCATATAACTCATATGGGTCGTGAGTTTTTTGCCAATGTCCTTATGAAGGACGGCATAATAATGCAGGTTAAATGATAATAATCACATATACCTGGGCATCATGCACATCTTTCACAACCGCATAATGCTCAGGGAAAGGGCTTGACAAGCCAGCAAGGGCTATGGCAATTTGTAAAGCGTCAACGAAAACAACGACCATTGGAGGTCACGATGTACAACACTCATGCGATACAGGTTCAGAAATATGCACAGCAATCTGCTAGTAATATGGCAGACGTAGCTTTGATGACAGTATTAAGTATCCGTCAGCCTTGGTTGAATATAGGCAAGCAATTAAAAGATGTCAGAACTAATAAAGCTCTCGCTAAATCCCTATGGGGTGGAAAGAAAAAAACATATCAGTATCTTCAGGCTAATAAAGCCATGATGTATGGACAAATGATGGCAATAATTAACAGCAATAAGACAGATGCAAGTAAATCTATGAGCTTAATGCGTATCTTTTTAAGAGTCGATGGCCTTGGTGTTGCTAAAGCAGGGTTTATGTGCCAATTAACAGCGGGTTTAGTAGGCTGTATGGATAGTCATAATATAAAAATGTACAACTTGGATGCTAAAGACTTTTCATTATCTAAGAATCCTAAGAGCATCAAGGGTCTTGAAGCAAATAATAAAAAGATTAGGAATTATATACAGATCTGCCACGAATATGGCACAGATAATTTATGGGATAGTTGGTGCAGTTTCTTAGCGACCAAGTCTCCAAAATGGAAAGACGCTAATCATGTTTCAGAAGTACATTATAGTTATCTAATAGGAGAATATTAAAATGGTAATCACTAAAGTTTCTATGCTGAGCAACATCAAAAGGTCTATAGAATTAGACGTAACTATTGAAGAAATAAATGATTGGAAGTCTGGAATGTATATACAGGATGCAATGCCTAGATTGAATGAACATGAGAGAGAGTTTATTTTATCTGGGATTACTCAGGAAGAATGGGATAGCATGGGAGAAGTATTATGAATGATCATGGTGATGGTATAGGCCAATGGTATAGTCAGACCCTGAAAAGATATACTCACGTAAACGAATGGATTGTTAAAGGGGCGAATACAATGGACAATTACGTAAAGGTTGAAGGTGAAATATATTTCATCACTCGAATAGATTACGCCACAGGAAGCATTGTGGTTATAGATGAGACAGGTGAGATTCAACAGTATTCGACGCAGGAAGTACCTACGTTTAAGACTTATGAACAGGCTGCACGTTCGTAACTGCTACATCAGTGGGTCGAAAGGCCCACAAATCGACAAGGTAAGAGAGAAGTATTATGAATGATTATGGTGATGGTACAGGTAAGTGGCACAGTCAGACTATGGCAAAGTTCAAGGTTCTAGGGGATGAGTCACTCAAATA